TAAAGATGTTGCCGCTATGATGATGTTGGTTAAAGTTGCACGCTTTGCTAATGACCCAAGCCATCGGGATAACTTAGTAGATGTATGTGGCTATGCCGCTTTGATTGAGCGTTGTGATGAGGTGTCGAAATGATGGGATTTTGGGAAGCAAGCTGTGCCGTTGAGGAAATTAGTTACAAGTTAAGCAGTATTAAAAGTGTAGTAGAAATATTAGCTGAACGAGAGTCTAGTGATCTTGAAAGTGCCGCTTTGTGGGCAGTAACCGAGATGCTCGAAGTGTATGAAGAAAGACTAAGTGAACTAAGTAACGTGTTAATGGAAGCACATAGATTGGATAAAGAAATTAAAGAAAAACCTGTCAAGAAAAAGGAGAAGAAAAATGCCTGATATGAGAACTGAAATGATGAAAACAATCCAATCATGGGGGGTAAATGAAGTGCAAACAACAGAAAAGAAAACACCACTAGGCGAACAAATCTATAACTGGATTAAAGTTAACCCTGATTCTACGATTGCCCAAGTGAAAGATGTATTTGGTAAAGAGACTGATTCAAGTATAGCCACTACGCTTAAAAGTTTATATGACCGAGGAATCTTGGCTCGTATATCTGTACCCCGTACTAACTACTCGGGTATTGGTAAGAAAAATACTTTTATTTATAACGTATCTTCACGTACTTATGAGACGCAAAACAAGGGCTATACTAAAGTTAAGAAGCCCAAGAAGGTCGACATTAAGAAATTGATTGCTAGGGACTATTCACCACCAGTACAAAGACCAGTAGCCAAGAATGAGTTTGATGCTATTGAGTTTGTTAAAACCCTAAACCTTTACCAAGCCAAAGATGTATATGCGGCGTTAAAGTCAGTGTTTGAAAGTAGGTTAGGTCTATGAGTGACGAGATTATCTACGGCGTATCAGGTCAAAAATATAGGGTTTGGACACCACCTAAATATATTGGCTATTGGTCAATGCAAGGGGGGTTGGTCAAACAGCCTTCCGATAAAAAACCTAGCTGGTGGCATAGGCTTACCCATAAACTTGCGTTTGGTTGGACATGGCATGATGGGTTGGAGGGGTTATGAGACTAAGCGAAGAAGAAAGCAAATTACGTAGGGAGCTTTTGCCATATGGTGTATATATTGGTAAAGACGGTACAGAAACTTTATTTGACAGGGCATATCACCCTATAATTGCAAGGGATGCTGATGGTAAAAATTTACGTAAAGCGTTTGGATGGATAGAGCATACTAAACAAGTATGGTTTTATGATGATGGATGTTCGCCACACCATATAACACACGCTGACCAAAAATCTTATCGTAAGTGTGCTTATGCCTTGAGTGCTTTTATAAAAGGTAACCCAATAACCCCATACATACACTCGGAGTCCTAATGAATGAACAAGACCTAAGAGATTGTTTTGCTATGTTTACCCTAGCTGGGATTGTAATGCGGGGTATTGATAACGATATGGTAGAAGGTGTTGCTAAAAATGCCTATAAGATGGCAGACGCAATGCTTGAAGCACGCAAACCTAAAGAAGAATCAGGTATCGTAGCCGTTAAACGGGGTAGGAAAAAAGAAAGTTGATGGGGGGATGATGAGTCACGTACCTAAAACAGTAAGACAAAAGATACTTAGGTATCCACTAAAGAAGTGGTATTCAAGAACTAGGGATGAGTATTTCAAGTGGGTTAAAGAAACCTATGGCGATGTCGCTCAGCCTGAGAGTTATGTAGAGGGGTATCGTGCATGGAAGCAAGTAGTATGGGCAACGGAAGAACCAATATACAAACAGCCTACACAAATCATTACATCAGCGGGCATGCTAAAAATGGCACAAGAGATACTAAACAATTCAATGAGGGAAGTAATAGAAAAGCATGAACATAATCTCACTTGATTTTGAAACATACTATGATCAACAATTTAGTCTATCTAAAATAACCACAGAGGAGTATGTCCGTTCGCCATTGTTTCAAACCATTGGTGTGGGCGTAAAAGTAAATGAAGAAGAAACCATTTGGTACAGCGGAGATGATGCTGGAGTTACTAGCTTTTTGGGTAATTTTGACTGGGGCAATTCTGCTCTTCTTGCCCATAATGCTTTATTCGATGCTGCAATTCTTAACTGGCGTTATAACATTAAACCTAAAGCGATTCTTGACACGCTAAGTATGGCTCGTGCTATTCATGGAACAGAGGTAGGTAATTCTTTAGCCAAACTATCACTATTCTACGAGCTAGGTGTTAAAGGTACTGAGGTTGTTGATGCTCGAGGAAAAAGGCTTGAAGATTTTGAGGCGCAAGACCTTGCTCAGTATGGTGAGTATTGTAAGAACGATGTTGAGTTGACCCAAAAGTTATTCAAGAAGTTAGCACCACACTTTGAGTTTAAAGAACTTAAGCTCATAGACATAACAATCCGTATGTTTACGGAACCTTCATTAGAGCTAGATACAAATCTCCTAAGACAGCATTTAGCTGAAGTTAAGTACCGCAAGGAGTTGTTGCTTGAGGAAGCTGGGGTTGAGACTCGTGATGACTTGATGAGTAATAATAAGTTTGCTGAAATGCTACGGGACCTAGGGGTTGAACCGCCTACCAAAATATCTTTAATGACTGGCAAGGAAACGCTAGCTATGGCTAAGTCAGACGAGGAATTTAAAGCTTTGCTTGAGCATGAGAATTTCCAAGTACAAGCGTTAGTTGCTGCTAGACTTGGAAACAAATCTACCCTTGAGGAGACAAGAACCGAGCGATTCATAGGTATTGCTAGTCGTGGACTGATGCCTGTACCGTTGCAGTATTATGCGGCTCATACAGGGCGTTGGGGTGGTGCAGACAAGATTAACTTACAAAACTTACCCAGTCGTGGGAACAATGCTAACAAACTGAAGTTTTCAATCAAAGCACCTGAGGGTTACTATTTAATTGATAGCGACTCCTCACAGATTGAGGCACGGGTACTGGCTTGGTTGTCGGGACAGGACGACTTAACGGAGGCGTTTAAGAATGGCGAAGATGTATACAAGATCATGGCGAGTGCCATCTATGCAAAAGAAAGTAGTGAAGTTAGTTCTAACGAGAGGTTTGTCGGGAAAACCACAATTCTTGGAGCTGGCTATGGCATGGGGGCTAAGAAGTTTGGGGTACAGCTCAAAACCTTTGGCACGGAAATTACGGAATCGGAAGCTATCCATATCATTCAAGTGTATCGTGAAACTTATCCACAAATCCCGTTACTCTGGACAGAAGGAAAGCACGCAATCGAGGCGATGGTCAAGAATCAAAGTACCCCGTTTGGTAATGGCTGTGTAGAAGTACATGGTACAGACGGAATCTTACTACCTAATGGGTTATATCAACGCTATCCTAATTTAAGGAAGATTCGTACCGAAGATGGTGAGCAGTACGTATACGATGCACGTCGTGGTTCTGTTAAAATTTATGGAGGTAAGTTGGTAGAGAACATATGCCAAGCACTAGCTCGTTGTATTATTGGTGAGCAGATGTTAAGGATAGCTAAGCGTTATAAGCCCGTCTTAACTGTGCATGATGCGGTGGCTTGTATAACGCCTAAAGATGATGTTAAGGAAGCTATGGCATACGTGATGGAGTGTATGAAGTGGACACCCGATTGGGCGAAAGGTTTACCAGTAAGTTGTGAAGCTGGTTATGGACAAAGTTATGGAGACTGTTAAATGAACGCTAAAGAATTTGCACACGAACTAGAAAAAGCCGCATCGTTTATACGCCAGCAACAAAATGAAATCGAGAAGTTAAAAAACCTTGTTGAAGTACAAGATGAAAAGATTATTGATTTGGCGTTTAGGGCTGTATATGCTGAAAGAGGCGCTGAAGTTGTAGCTGAACTCTATACCCATCCAGCAAAGACACTAACAGATGAGGAAATACTGTTTATGTGCGATGACCATAGAAATAAATATGGCGGTATAGAGCCAATAGGATTTGCTAGAGCAATACTAAGAAAGGCACAAGAGAATGTCAAATAGACCTATTAAGACTTATGCCGGGGGCAAAGCAAACTATGTTGTAGGCGGCGATGAAATCAATGAAGTTATTGAACACC